GGCAAGAACGTAAACAAAGCTGATCTGATGGAGTATCTCCGTCAGAATAACGTGAAGTTCATGCTAAGCATTCTTGGTGGTCAAGAATCTGGCGAGCGAGCCATTTCTTGGAAGAATATTTCTCCTGCTGGGAAGCGATTCACGCAGAAACTTGATGCCTTGTATGACCGCTACCTGAATCTTGAGACAGAAGCTCGCAATCGGATTCCTGATCTTCTTGGGAACTATACTGTTAAACAAGATCCCAACAACGGATCGTGGGGAATTTATGATGAGTCTGGAAATATCTGGACTCCAGACATCAATGTTTCTCGCTTCCAATATTATCTTTCAGAACAAGAAGCGCAGGCAGCATTGAAAAAAGCCCGAATCCGCCAGCCGAGCAGCGTGATCAAGAGCGAGGTTCTAGGAGAACTGGCTGATGCTGGGTGGAATATTGATAAATATGCCGTCTTAAAGGCTCTTCAGGCTATCGATGACTTTGGCGTTGAAGAAGCAGAGCGTTGGTCGCGATTGACTGCTGAGGCAGCAGACGAAAGGGCGCATCAACTACAAGACAAGCGTGATCGAATTGCTGATCGTGATTTTCAACGCATAAATGACGAATACATAGCCGAGCGAGAAGCTGCCAGCAGGGAACTAGAGGCGGCAAAAGACAAAGATCTCGCCGCAGCTAAGGCCATGAGAAAACTTGATGAGGCTGTTCGTAATCGTGACCGCGCTATGGATGAAAGCGAAATCAATCTCCTAGAGATGGATTACATGATTTCTGCAGAAGAAAAACGGTCACAGACGCATTGGCGGATTAACGGGATGGTCAAAGACCCGACACAGCGCCTTTACAACATCAACAACTATTTCGGGATGCGCGGGTTCTGGCCGCAGGCCATTGGAGGATTTCAGGATGTCCCGCAAACAAAATACGGTGATGCTGGATATAGAATCCCCGGCGACACGAACTACAGGGAGAAAATCCTGCAGATTCGTCCGAACCTTGAAGTGGTTGAGTATAGCGTAAGAAAAGTTCCGAAAGAAAAAGTCACACTTGAAGGAGCATACGAGATTGTATTTAAGAAGGGCGCTAAATTCTACCCGCACACTGCCGATCCCGTCACAAGATATAAAACCAGAGCCGAAGCCGAGCGCGTAGCTCGCAGTTTGAACAAAGAGAAGCAGCTAGATTTTCAGCTTAGTAACAGGGGTCGCGCCGAAGGTTTGGAATATCGCGAGACGCATTACGAAGGCTATCCGTATTACATAGCGCATATGCGCGTTGGTGATCGGCAAATTGTTGATCCGACACTACGAACCATTCCAGAAATCGGAAAGGCCATAGCAACGCATTTTTACGGGCCAGAAGCTCCTGAGTCTTATAAAAAAGAAGGAGAGTCTATTCCGTTAGACAGTCTTGGGCCTGCAGTTAAGGCGGGAGCAATCACTCCGCAAGAAGCGGATTTTTATGCGGCATACCGTCAGTGGTGGTTTGCTTCACCCAAAATTGCAATGGATATGTATGGAGGAACAGGATCCAGCCACTTGGTTGACATCAGCCATATCCATGAAATGCAGAGCGACAGGAACCAAGCCGCTCGCCAAAAAGATAGCCGTGGTAATCCCATTGGCTACCGCGAGTATTTGCAATCCTACCAAGTGATTCTGAATGTTGATGGTGGCCCTGATATTGCTTTAAAACGCGATTTTGATCGTCGCGAAGATGCCGAACAATACTTGGACGATTATATGGAGGCATATGGCACCGATCCAAAGTTGGCCGCTTCTCTTGCCATACAGTCATCCAAACAATCTGGCACCAAACTGCAAATGAAGGGCGGGGTTTTGGACACCAGCGGACTTCCAAAGCCGCAGATCAAGTTGCGCGTAGAAGCTGGAGATAAAATACCAAAAAATGCCGAAGCTCCTCCTGAGGCTCCATTCAGCCAAAGCCGCGAGTGGGGCTTGGCTTTGATCAAAAATCAAATCGTTGATGCAGTTAAAAGCGGACACAAGTATGTTTATTGGTCAGGCGGCAAAACGCAGGCCAAACGCTGGCGCGATTTGGTTCCCTTGGAAAAGGTGGAATATAGATCGGTCAACGATGCAGGGCAGATGGAGGTTTTGCTGTATCCTTCCAGCGGGATATATGCCTATTTGACTGTCGATCCAAATACCAAAGAGATCATTTTTAGCGAGATGTCGCCCGGCATGGGACGTTTTGATTTTAAGGGCAAGGCTCTTGACAAAATTATTCCGAAGGAAATGGCCGATGAAATTGTCCGCAAGGGCAAAGAGGGAATTAGCGACACCATCAAACCAAAGCGCGGATCTACGTTTTTCGGAGGTCTGAAGTTCAAGCCTTATTATGATGAGATTGCCGTAAATGAAGTTAACAAATTCCTGAAGAAATACGGCAGCAAAGTGTTTCCGTTTCAGGTTCCCAAGCCACAGGATCAAGGCACTGGAGAGTTGGTTTATTTGGGCATGAAAGATCCTCAAGACCCAATGGATCCAACCGCCCCTGATCGCGCTGTAGCAGAATACAAGACGCTTGAAAAAGCCGTGGGCGAAGCGCAGAAGCGTAAAAACATTGACTATCTCGACGCCGACGAAGGGTGGATATTCCCGATCACGCCAGCGCTTGCAGATGCTGTAAACACGAACAGCCTTCCGACATTTATGCCCCGCAGGGAAATGAAAGAGCCGACAAGCGAACAAGGGTTCTACAGTCAGCTTGAAAGAACGCTAAATAGCAAGATTCAGGGCAAGTTCGTAACTCCAGAACAAGCAAAAGCAATGCTTGGCGAATATATTGTCACGGAGACTGCTACCATTGACGGCAAGCAAAAGACTTCTGTGATTGCTAGAGTCCCCGCTGATCAAAAGGCTGTGGCAGAAGCTGCAGCACGGGCCAGAGAGTCTGAAGACGCTACGGTGCGAGTCGCTTGGAATTCACCGAACAAAGTCAGGGAAGATGAAGTGATTTTCTCTGATGCAATAAACGTCATCAATAAGCTGGCCTCTCAAGGCGGAGGGAAAATCAGTAAAGACCTTTTGCTGGAACACATTCGCGGAAACCGTCCTGAGTTGCTGACAGTTGATGGTGGGCAGCAATACAATACAATGGAACTGACGCTTGCTGGAGGAGACGGTTATTACGAAACCGTTCTAACCATGACTCCGCGCCCAAATCGCGAAGGCAAGCCGCTAAAAGAATTTAGATCAGGACACTATAGGCGAACCCCGGGTTATTTGGCCCATGTCAGATATAAATATCGTTATGATGAGAATGGCCGCTTGGGCATAATGATTGAAGAGTTCCAATCGGACAGATCACAAAAGGGGCGGGACTATGGCTGGCGCGAAGAAGATCCTGCCAAACTAATTGACACTTTAAATAGGTGGCGTTTGGAAGAAATCTACGTTGCGTTGCTTGCAAAGCAAAGCGGAGAGGCCGCAAAGAAAACCATTGAGGAAGTTGAACGCGATATCAGCGCATATCCGCTGATGGATAGAAATGCGCCTTATCACGATGCAAGGATAGAAGCCGATGCAATGGAGGCATCTGCATTGAAGTCTGCATTGAAAAAAATGCTGGCCGACCAAACCGAAGCAATCGACCCGCTTACACAAGTGCCGATTACTATCGGTGAAATGGCATCCAATTTAATTGACACTGCGGTAAATAGGCAAGAGGCCGAAGATGGCGATTTCGCTGGCATACCCGATATGCCGTTTAAGCGCGATTGGGGTTTGCAGTTGTTTAAGCGAATATTAGAAAAGGCTGTAAGCTCTGATGAAGCCATCCGCAGAAACGAATTCGATGCGGCAGTCGAACGCTTTGAGCGTTATAAAGTTGCTTATGGGCCTACCAGCCCCGAAGCGGTGCAAGCGATGATGGCTATTCCGTCAAAACCTATTGCTCAAAACGGGGTTGAGTGGATTGGATGGACAAAAGGAGTCACACAAGTCCAAAGATACCAAGACATGATGCGTCAAATTATTGACAACATCAGATACTATAAAAATGGAGAAGACGGAATAGACGTTTTCTTTTACAAGGGTGATCCTATTTACGATCAGAATGTTACAGAAGGGGAAGACGTAGAAGTTTTGCAAACGCCCGGTGTAATTGGAACGGCGCGAGTTCGTCAAAGTGATGGAACCGTTCTTGCTGGAGAGGGTCGCATAAAAGACATTCTAGAACAGGTTCGTGGAGAGGCCGCAGAAGGAAAGCGCCCCGCAGAAGTTAAATTGAAAGAGATTGTGGGGAACAAGATCGCCCAGCAAATAACTTCTTCCGCAACTGGAAGCGAACAAAGCATATCTGAAGCAGATCTTACGATTGGTGGCGAAGGCATGAAGGGCTATTACGATATCGTTCAGCCATCCGATATCGGCAAATATATGAAGCCCTATGGGGCCAAGGTTGCCGACACATTTCTCAGGGTTCCAGAATATGGTATGCAGGCAACTGATACCAGACTACGCAGCGAGTGGAACAAAACAGAAAAAGAATTTTGGGTGAGCATGGAGGACAATACCAAGCCGATTAGTCCTCGCTTCAAAACGGTTGAAGAGGCTTTAGATTTCCAAAAAAAGCTAGTTGAGGGATTGGTTCCAATGTGGAAGATCGATCTATCGCCTAGCGTTATTAGTCGCGTAGAGCAAGAGGGCCAGCCGCAATTCATGCCGCAACGCGAGCCTGCTACGTTTGTCCGCTTTGACGGCGAATTGAATAAGAAGAAGGGAAGCTGGCTTGCGCGAATCCGCATCGTGCCGGGGCCAGACGGGCGCGGAGCATTCTCGCCTGAATTGTATTTTGAGGGAGACTCTTCTGCAGATTCCAAGCTGCTGTTCCCCGGCTCGTTCAAGACATTTGAGCAGGCTCAGGCTGAGCTACAAAAGATGTTTGAAGACAACAGTCTTCCGATGGCGCAATTTGAAGCGCTGGAAGCGCCAATTGTCGGAACAGACAATCCGAAGTATCAGGCTGGGGCTTGGGAAAATACGCTCCGAATCAACGGGTTTGAGTCACTAATCCCCAGCCTAGAAGACCAGATAGAAAACGAGCAGATGCGCCAAGAGGCGACACCAGCATACTTTGATCGTCTGCCGTCTAGTGAGCGCCTCCTTGATGATGCCCTGAATACCCAATGGGTAATCAACTTTGCCAACGGCACCAAGGCCATCGAATATGGCTATAATAAGGAAGCCATCGTCAGCCTGATGAAGAGCCGTTACGGCGAGCAGCAGTGGATTGAATGGGTCGATTCGATTGATCGCCTTACGGACGAAAACGATCCCCGCAGGGGCCAGCAGCCAGAATTCATGCCGAGCAGGCGCTACGAAAGGGATCCTAATTTGCCTGAGGATGACGTTCTACGGCGCAAAGATCGATTTGAGGAGGGAGCCTTAGACTTGGTCAATGTGCCTCTCACGGGGGTTCCTGCAGCGGTTTTGGGCAATCTGGACAGGTCTTTTCACCTGACCACCATAGCCCGAAGGATTTTAGACGATTTTGAGCCGTTTGTCTTGCAGCGCCAATATACACGCTTTTTGGAGCGCCTGAACCGTGGAGAGATTCCAGTGCCAGACGCAGAAGAAAGGGCGGCGGAACTAACCAAGTCCATTGAACTGAACAAGACGGCGATGAGCTACATGATGGATTTGTTTTCGGATTTGGCGGCATCGCTTCCTGAAGTTGGCGCTTTAGACAAGCGTAGCGGCAAGCGGGTTGATCCGTTTATGGTGCTGAAAGAAAACTTCCCGAACGGGATGCAGCGCCCAATTGACGATATATTAGTCGATATATCCAATGTGATGTCTGCCGTGCATCCTCCTGCAGGCACGTTCCCAGAGGGCTACAACCCCGGCTATTCGGCCAATAACGATGTTCTGAATGCCGCTCAGGTCATGTCTGACTTTGTAGACATCCAACCAGAGACGATGGATCTGCTCTATCAGCGCACGATGGGCAAGACGCAGGAACAGGCAGACCGTGACGAGGCAGCAGCAATTGAAGAAATGCTGAATCCTGAGTTCAATGAAGTGACGGAAACCCCAGCAGGATTTATATCGCGCCGTATTCCCGATGAGCCGAATCCCCTAATGGAAGAGGGCGAGACGATTCAAGACACATTGGAGCGCATTGGGTTCCAGTATGAGGGCGAAGCCGTAGCGAAAAATGACGAAGAGACGAGAGCGCTAGAGAATTTGGTCGAACTGAATGAGGGGCAAACGTGGAGAACCGCGCCACAAACTTATGTTCCTGACGTTGAGGGCTACAAAATTGCAGCCACAAAAATGAACCAAGACGCTTCTGGAACCCTCACGGGCATTGCAGAAATCGTTCCGAAAACGGTGAACCTTCCTGAGAACGTATCGCGCTTGTTTTATGAGGTTGAATTCGACAAGCCCATAGATGTTGAGGGCAATAACCTTGAGAAGGGCTTTGTTAATGCAGCCGAGATTACTGGCTTCACGCAGTTTCTTCCCAAGCGCAAGAATCCTCCCGTTGCTGACTTTACCGTTGCCCAAGAAGGACGGGTCAAACTGCCGAAGAAAACTCCTCAGCGCGGATTCTATTATGTTGGCCTAGAAGACACTGACGGCAATGTCATCTTGGCTAAGATGGATCCGACTCGCGTTGTAGAGCCTGAGGTCAAAGACATCAGCACTATCAGCGGCAAAAGGGCAGGAATGCTACAAGCTGATAGGCACCATACGCTTGGCAAAGACATGGGTGGCCCGATGCATCCTTGGCTTATATCGAATCAGGAAACAGTGATTGGGCCTGACGGCAAAGAATACAAGGTTGTATGGGGGAATCTTGGTCAGAACCAAGTCACAGCGGTCAAAAACCGTATGGCGACAAGCGTTGATGACGGCTACCACATCGTTCAGATCATGGAAGACCATGCCCATAGGTCTAATATTGCTTTCGGAACGGAATATATCCAAGAAATGGACGCCTTTAATAAGGCAAACAAATTGGAACCTTGGGTAGTAGAGATGGCTCACGTTGCTTTGGAGCTAGGCAACTTGAAGGCGGACAAGATCAAGGAGGCAATCAAGCGCGGAGCGCTTAACAGGAAGCGCCGTGAGAAGGGTCTGCCCCCTATTCCACCTCCGAAAAACACGCCAACGGACAAGGCCATCATTAAATACAATGAATCGCTTACACCCGTTAAGAATTGGATCGCTAGAGACACCCCAGAGTTCCTGAAAAAAGCCGAGGACAAGGCCAAGCAGATTTACAACGCCAACAAGAATAAGGCGTGGTTTAAGCGCCTGCTCGCCTTGGGAGCCAACAAGAACTTCATGCAGGAGTTCATGGGATACTCGTTTACGGCGCGAGGGGCCGCGATGGAGAAGGTATCAGGGCTTCCGCAGTTGCCCAATGTGGTTAAGGCGCTGCAGGACAGTGAGGACATGATTAACTCCAAAGTTGGTCAGGCAGTTGCCGTCATTCAGCTTTCGACAAATCCCGATGCGTTTGCGCTATATTTTGGCAAAGACCCGAAACAAGAGGCGGCAATGTCAGCTTCTGAGCGGAAAATGCGTGATACCCTCCTCAAGAATCCGAAGTTCAAAGTCCATCCCTCGTATCCGTGGATGATGCTTGGCCCAGCCAACGGGAACAACTTCCTGATTAAAACGCCCGTTTACTTGCCCAGCCTGTTCCCGAACTACGCGAAACAACATCCGACCTTGTCACAAAACCTCAAAGAGGGTAGACCCGTGAACGACAACGATATCATAGGTTCGATGTTGAAAACCCCCAATCCGCCCCTTATCATACCTTAATGGACATCCTTCTTTCAGAATGGGACGAGCGCCCAGAAGGCTGGGAAGCCGTTCCCTACGTTGGCGGCGAGATCTACTACGATCCGAAAACAACCGATGAGTCCGAAGTAATCAAACTAGCGTTTGAATTGGACAACGGTAACATCAACAAACTGGCAGAAGCCGTAGGAGTGGAGGTCTAAAATGCCTATCCGAAAATGCGCCTCGCAGAACTGCTTCACCCGAAACCTCAAGGCCGAACTAAAGGCTGGCAAGCCCAAGAAGCAGGCGTTAGCCATTGCTTATTCTGTTCAGCGCAAGGCTAGGGCGAAGAAGGCTGCAGCAAAACGCGCTAAATAACAACTTTGCGGGGTGGAGCAGTCAGGTAGCTCGCTTGGCCCATAACCAAGAGGTCAGAGGTTCAAATCCTCTCCCCGCTATTTCCTTGCAGGAGCAACACACATTGCGTAGCGTCCAATCCTATAAATAAATTTATGAACGCATCAACTACATCAATAGATATGGCTCGCCTTAACAACCATCCAGCATTCCCCGTCAACGCATTCGCGGGAGACGGGAAGATCCCTGCCATTAGGCCGAACAGCGGCATGGCTATTCGTGATTGGCTCGCAGGCATGGCAATGCAGGGTCTTCTCGCTGGATTTTTCAAAGACAACTATGCGCCAGAAACACTGGCTAAACGAGCGTATGAAATTGCTACGGCAATGCTTGTTGAAAGAGAATCCCTAGAAAAATAACTATTAAAACTATGAACGAAGAAATCCCATTCCAACAAATGCCTCTGGAAGAAATTCCGCCTCCTTCTCTTCCTTCTGAAGAAGAACTTCAAACATTCCAAGAAGGAATGCGTAAAGAGTTTTTTGAGGCACAAGAGAGAAACAAGAAATTGCGCGAACACGCTTTGGCAATGATGAAAGAAGGCATTGCGGCAGCAGGCCAATCAAGACCCGAAGAAATTATTGATGTCGAGTCTTCTCAGGTCATTGATGCAGAAACTTCTCAGGAAGAAAACCAATGAGCGAAGAAAACCAAACAAACGAGCAGCCCAAGACTCCAGACGAACTTGTCCAATCCGTTCTGAGTCAAATCAACATGGACGAAGTTACCCCCGAAGCAGTCTTTCAAGACATTCTGCTGCAGACCAAGCTGCATTCCATGCGCTTGATGGTCGCTGTGGCGTTGCTTGAGAAGCTGACTACGAAAGACGCCGCAGAGCAACCTGACGAGCAGGCTCAGCAGCCGAGCGAGGAGACTGCAAATCCAGACTTGCAAGTAGTCCAGCCAGACGCTAACTAGGCACGGGCAAGATGGGCATAATGCACTGGTGAGGTGCAAGGGGGAGAGGCGAAAGTCTCTCCCCCACTTTTTTGCCCCAAAGGGGCATTTAACAGAGTAAAATTTCCTTAAAAAAGGCTATTGACCGCAGGCAGGAGATGGGCAATACTCCTACCTGATGAATACATCAATACATACCAACCCGATAGCCGCTGCCATTGAGCCGCAGAAAACCGAGTGCGTTGATCGCGCTGAAAAAGCGTTCATCAACTACGTCGAGAACACAATCAAGCCGCTGCTCGCTGAGCACGGTTATGACATCAACAAGGCTGCTCCTCGCCCGAATGGTATGCGCGACAGTCGCGCTTCCTACGTCTACAAGCTGAACTTCCGCGCGCAGATCCAGAACATCACCGAAGCGTCCAATAAAAACGAGTTTGGATGCCGTCCCTATGGTGCTCCTGAGTTGGTTCGCATCAGCGAAGCGCGTTATGCCCGTGCGATTGAGCAAGTCCGCAAGGACGCTGGCGCATCGTTTGACGCATACGTTGCCAAGCTGACTGCCAAAGTTGGCGAAGGCGTGGTCAGTGCCAGCGTTGTCGGTCACCTGTGGGACTACAGCATCCTGACCGTTGAAAAGGCAAGCGGCACGGAGCAGTGGAGGACGCAGCAGATCCTGAACGTGTCCTGCTTGGGCAAAGTCTTCAACCAGTGGCCGACCCGCAAAATGAAAGGAGGGGCTAAATGAAGCCCCTCCCCCTCAAGAAGGTGAAGTTCAGCACCAAGGGCCAAGTAACGGTTCCCAAAGCCTTCAGGAAGCGCCTGAAGCTGTCGGAAGGCTCTGAGTGCCTAGTCAGCACCCGCCCGTCCTGTGGCGGCACAGAGATCGTCCTGACGCCTATTGGCAAGCCCCCAAGCCCCAACCATGTCTTTGAAACCATCGTGGAGGGCGGGGAAACCATTGGCTTCATGTGGCGCTATATCGCCCCAAAAAAACCGCTTGACGGCATGGGGGAAACTCCCCATATTGATCACGCTCAATAGAGCATTAACTCAAACCTCAACCATACATACATCAATGAATACACCTACGTTCTACATCCAAACTCAAATCATCGAAAACTACGGAGCGCACGATCAAGACGGGCGCTTCATCAACGGCAACGCTTACTGGAAGTTCAAGAGCGGCAACGAATACATCGTCACGGGCCTGCAACGCATTCAGGACGCAGTGGCCTATATCGCTGCGCGTTGCTCAAACAACATCAGCTTCAAAGAATTCCCGTCCGATTGGCAGGAAGTTGAAGCCTCGTTCCAAACCCCGTTTGAAAAAAGCCAAATGGAGTTCGACGGCAAGATTGCCTACCCGTGCGAGCGCATTGACGTGCAGGCGGAGCTAGATGCCAAGCGCAAGGCGTTGTATGCCTCCAGCGCTGGCCGCGCCGAGATCACCCGCAGGCGCATGGATCGCGGTCACGGCAGTCCTTGGGACAGGGGTCATTCTGATGCCTACTATGGCCGCAGCAAAAACCCGCACTTCTACATGGCTGGCGCTTACGAGGGCGAGCGCATCACCGACCTGACGCTGGCCGAAAAAGCCGAATACGAGATGGGCTACGAGGAATGCGATGACCGCAAAGATTGGGGCGGCACACCTACCGCCGAGGACTACGCTTGCTACTACGAAACGATGCACAGCCGCTGACGTTCCTCCCGCCCTGCCAAGCGCAGGGCGGCATGGAGCGCCAATGGCGAGCCACAAACCAATACATACATGAAAAGACCAAAATCAATTCGGGTTAAAATCAACTTCACGCTCGACGTGAATCCAGAGGCTTGGGTGCTGAACTACGGGACGGCACTTGGCCCTAATACGGGCATTATCTGCAGGGGGCCGAATGGCATCATGGCAGACGTGCGGGGATACTTTGAAAACGTCTGCCGCGAGCAGCTTGAGCACATAGGCTGTGCTGGAATCAAGGGGGATGCCAATGCTCACGATTAATCGCATCAACAAGGCCATTGAACACACTGGCCTCGTCATCCACGGAAATGGAGACGGTTACTTTTACTTCCTTGAAAAAGTCACTGGCTACCAAATGGGGTGCAACGTCAACGTGTGCCGCCTCAACCACCAATCGCTGGAGGATTGGATTCGTGATGCGGAGATCGCCGCATCATCCAACATCATTGAGGGGATGGATTACTCCGAGATTGAACAAAGCCCGATCCTCTCGCTGTTTGAAAATCAATGAACGCAAAGTATGTCATAAATGCTGTGCGTCCTTTGCTCGCAGTGCAAATTCGCGCTGCTCAAAAAAACGGCATGGACGAAATCCGCATCCCAATTGGCCGCGCAATCGGCATCATGCGGGATCTGGAAATTCTGGAAGACAAGATGCGTCGAGAGGCCAGCAAAAAGCAGCCTTCCGAGGCATTTAACAGAGTAAAATGGGCCTGAAAAAAAGTTTGAAAAAACCCTTGTGCGTCAGACCAGCATGGGCAATACTACCCATGTTCCATTAAGGGACACTTAACAACTAACCATACATACACACCATGATCAGTAACCTAGACTACAACACGGCGCTGACTCCCGTTGAGGCGAGTCATGCAGCTAAGACCACAAGCGACAAATACGGATTCGTATCGACTCGCGACATCATCAGCTACCTTGAGCCGCATGGATTCGTTCCGCGCAGCGTCGAGGTTTGCCGCGCCAACAGCGCGGAGACTCGCGGATTCCAAAAGCACGTTGTCCGCCTCCGCCACAACGATATCATGCCTGCCGCTGGAGTTGAGGGTCAGCCTGAGATCGTCATCATCAACAGCCATGACGGAAAATCCTCGCTGCGTATCGCGCTTGGCTTCTTCCGTTTCGTCTGCAGCAACGGCATCATCGCTGGCTCCTCGCTGTTCCAGACGCGCCTGATCCATCGTCAGGCCAACGTCGAGGCAGCGCATGAAGCCGTTCACACCATCGCGCAACGCGCACCCGAAATGCTGGAGAGCATCAAGGCCATGCGTAGCGTCAAACTCCATCCGCTGGTGGAGATGACCTTCGTCATGGAAGCCGCCAAGCTCCGCTGGGATGAGCCTACGGAGGATCAACTCAACGCGCTTGGCGTTGTCCGCCGCGAGGAGGATGTCCGCAACGACCTGTGGAGCGTCTTCAATCGCGTTCAGGAGACGGTTTCTCGCGGTAGCCGCTATCACGGCATCCGCCGCATCTCGTCGCCGTCAGCGGACGTGCAGTTCAACCAGAAGCTCTGGGATCTGAGCCAGCACTTCGTCAACAACTGACCAGCACCCTGTGCGGGGGCGCAAGCCCCCGCATGGGGATCCTCAGATGGACACCTACAACAACACGGCAAGCCTCAGGGAGGGCGTCAGCGAGCGGCGAGACTGCACCGTCATCGCCCTAGCCGCCGTCACGGGTCTGCCCTACAGCCGCTGCCATGCCGCCATGAAGGCAGTGGGCAGGAAAGACCGCAAGGGCGTCCCGTTCCGCAGGGTGGCCCAACAGGTGGCCCGTGAAGTGGGCTACAGCTTCGTCCAAGTCTGCCGCAGCGGCACCCTAGGCAAGTTCGTCCAGAACCACCCTCATGGAGCCTTTTACGTGACCATACGGGGCCATGCCTTGGCCGTTCGCGATGGGGTAATCCATGACTGCGTCCGCCCCCGTCTGGGATCCCATGTCCGCAGGGCTTGGCGGGTAGATCCCCCCACCCCCCAAAAAATAAATCTTGACCGCAAAATGGGGGTGGGCTATATTACCCATGCTCAATCAAAGAGCATCAACATCAACCATACATACATACCTACTATGACATTCGGAGATTCAGCAGCGATTCATCGCAGCATAGTCACCAGCAGCAAGCCTGCTGTCAAAACGGGCGGGAAGAAAACCCGCGCATCGAAAAGCAGTGGCGTCACCAACCGCGCATACTCCAAGAAGCTCGCTCTCAAGCTGGCTGACGAGTGCGGCAAGTGGTGGATCAAGGGCCGCTGCCGCAAAGAATTCCTCGACCAGTTTGAGGAGCGCTGCCGTGAAGTGCTCGCCACTATGGTCAAGGCTTAGACGTGCAAGGGCAAGAGCCTCCGCGCCATCTAGCACCATGACTCTCGTCAGCACCACTACGCAAAAACCAACATAGAACAGCGAGGGGCAGGACGGCTGACGGTTCTGCCCCTCGCACCATTAATACATCAATGACCATGACCAACAGGATGCGCCAAGTCGCAGCAGCGATTGCGCTTGGCCGCACCAACAAGGAAATGGCGGATGACCTCGACATCAGCATGAAGACGATTGAGAAACATCGTCAGCGCCTGATGAAGACATTCGCCCTTCGCAATACCGCTGATATAACGCGCTTCGCAATCGCGAACCGCATTATTCAGTATGACAAAACCAGCCGCTGGATGATGCAGTATCCGTGCGAGTATTACCCCAAGGGCCGCAAGACCCTCAAGGCAGTCGCGCCTAAACTCAGTCCAGCATTTTCCAACACCAACACCGAAACCAAATAAATACATGAGCAAAGAACTAGTCACCCAACAGCCGTCGATCTCTGACATGGAGCGGATGGCATCAGCAATCGTCAAGAGCAGCCTGTTTGGCGTTAAGACCGTCGATCAAGCGCTGGCCCTGATGATCGTAGCAGCGGCGGAAGGCAAGCACCCCGGCAGCGTTGCCGCCGAATATCACATCATCCAAGGCAAGGCATCCCTCCGCGCCGATGCCATGCTGGCTCGCTTCCAGCAGGCAGGCGGCAAGGTCGAGTGGCATGAGCACACCGACGAGAAAGTCAGCGCGACCTTCTCGCACCCGCAGGGCGGATCTCTGCGCGTCGATTGGGATATGAAACGCGCCAAGGCCGCTGGCATAGCTGGCAAAGACAACTGGAACAAATACCCGCGCCAGATGCTCCGCGCCCGTGTTCTCAGCGAGGGAGTCCGCGCTGTGTTCCCCGCCGTCCTGCAGGGCTTGTATACCCCTGAGGAGGTAGGAGACTTCGCCGCTCCTGCCGCTGCAGCCGCCAGCCGCCAAGAGCCAGCGCCAGAGCCGAAAGCCAAGCCCGTCGAGATCAAGGTGACATCCACTCCCGTCGAGGTTGAGGCTGAGGTTGTCGAGGCGGAGATTGTCGAGGACTCGCCGTGGTATGCGTCCGTCGAGAAGCAGATCGATGAGCACGGCGACAAGGCCACGGCATTCCTCGTCTCCAAAGGAATCATCTCCGATGGCATGACGTGGAAAGACGTTCCAGAAGGCTCCTACCGCGAGCGCATTCTGGCTCACCCTGACAAGTTCATCATCGCCATCACCAAATCGTGAGCCTGCGACACTCAGCGCTTCCAAAGCTCGCTGCCTGCGCTTGTTATCAGCCGTCTGGAGGTTCGTCTCCAGCGGCACAGCGCGGGACAAAGATGGATGAGGCATTCCGTGCGGCCATATCAGGCAATATAGCGTTGCTTGATGGCCTCGCGGATGCCGACAAGAAAGCCGTGCAGTGGGCCATCGAAACAACGCTGGCCTACTGCGTCAACGCTGATGTCATAGTTGATGAAGAACAACTCAAGGTTAAGACGAGTGGCATCGATCACGTAGGCACTGAGGACGCTCGCATTCCAAAGATCAAAATGTCTTTGGATCTCAAGACGGGCCAGATCAGGAACTACATGGAGCAAATGGCAGCGTATGCGCTGGGCAACATGGAGGCATACTTCGTGGACAACTGGACGTGCATACTGCTGTTCTGCGATTCGCAGACGCAAATCGTCCATGACTTCACGCACGATGAAGCCAAGGCCATCGTGGGTGCCGTCATATCGGCTTATAATGATCCGAATAAGCGGCCAACACCATGCGACTATTGCGGATGGTGCGCGTTGCGGAATACCTGTCCTGCAATTGTGAAGCCTGCGTCAGATTCTCTCGCCGTTGTCGAGAGCGTCGAGACGAGTCTTGATCAACTACGCGAGCAAGTCGCCAGCAGTCCTGAGCGCTTGGGGCAATTCCTGAAGATGGCGAACATCTTCAAAAAGGAATTGTGGGACTTCGCCAAAGACAAAGCCAAAGACCTGATGTCGCAAGGCATCGATGTCGCTGGCTGGAAGATCAGCACCACCAAAGGCAGCGAATACTTCACTGCTGAGGCGATTGCTGAGGCGGCGGAGACAACGGGCGCGTCAATAAACGACATTATTGACTTGTTTGGCGGCGAGATTGATGGCAAAACATTCCGCCAGTGGGCGGATAAACGTGGATATACACCATCCAGCTTGGACGCCAAGTTCAAGCAGGGCACCGTCCGCATGACCGAAACCAAGATCAAAACCCTGAAATAAATACATGAATAAACACGACAATTCAGAAGGGCGGCGACTTCGCGATGAAGGCGCTGCACGGGTCACTGACAACACTCCGAACGAATGGGTTCTGGCCGCTGATGGAGTCATCGCTTCGATGGCATCCAGCGGGTCAGAATTCACTGCTGAGGACGTGAGAGACTTCACTGGCGACCCTCCGCACCACCACAACGCAATGGGCGCGAGAATCCTCGCCGCCGTCAAACAGGGCATCATCGTGCGCGTTGGCTTCACCAACTCCCGCAGGAAACGCTCCCATGCAGCCGTAATCGCCGTCTACAAGGGCCAGCGCCATGTCCAAGAATAAAGCCCCCGCATTCATGTTCTATCCCTCCGATTGGCTGGGGTCGCAGCGCGTGAGCCTGATGACGCTGGAGGAGGAGGGAGCCTATATCAGGCTGCTTTCCTACTGCTGGCAGCACGGCAGCATTCCACGGGATCCTGATAAATTGGCCCGTTTGATCGGCAAGGGGGCTTCAACCACCCTTGCCCAATCGGTTGCAACCATGTTTCAACCACCCTTGGATTCTGGTTCGATGTTGGGTGATGTTCTGGTGCATGACAAATTAGATGCGTTAAAGCGCGAGCGGGAAATATTCATGGAAAAGAGCCGCCAAGGTGGCCTCGCCAGCGCTAAAGCTCGCAAGAAAGCCAAGCAAACGGCAACCAAAGGCGAACCACCCTTGGCATCTAGCTTGGAACCCAAAGGCAACTCTTCATCTTCATCTTCAATATTAGCAGTAGAGAGAGGACGGGAGTGGCCTACGCTGGAAGACGTTCTGGCTTATGCTGAGCGTATTGGCCTCGCTGAGTGGAAGGCACGGGATTGGTTCGATGAAATGGAAGGCTCTGGCTGGATCGATTGGAACCACCGTCCGATCCATAAATGGCAATCTGTGCTTAATCGGGTGAAGACAAAGTGGGCGGCGGATGGTAGTCCAATGCAGCCTGCCTACGGCAAGGCATCCCCCAAGAAAGACAAACCCTCTAAGGATTCCGAATATGATTGGTGACAAGAGCAAGGAAACTGAAACGCTGGCTTGCAGCGAATGCTTCCAGCCGTTTGAAAGCGAGGTTTATGTGATCGGTGGTCGCAAGCTCCGCTTCAACAATCTGTGCGACGAATGCGCGGAGAAAGAGCAGAAGCGCTACGAGGAGCAGCAGGAGAAAGATGAAGCTGCAAGTCGCCTTATGGCGTTCACTTCGATGTGTCCTCCGCTGTATCAGGACACCGATCCTGCTCGCATCTACGCTCCATATGTGCAAGCCGTCGATAGCTGGCAGTTTGGCCCTCAGGGATTGATCCTTGTCGGCCCTGCAGGCAAAGGAAAGTCACGCGCTGCATGGATGCTGATCAAACGCGAGATGCTCGCAGGCAGGCGCTGCTATGGCGTGACAGCAACTCAGCTTGCGAAATTTGCCGCCGATCAATGGCACTCCCGCGCTGAAGAGCGCAATATAGCCGAATATGTGATGAAGGAATGCAAGTCCTGCAGCATTCTGTTGCTTGATGATCTGGGCAAACAGAAGTTCACAGAACGCGCTGAGTTAGAGCTATTTGACATTCTGGAATACAGAACGTCCCACAAGAAGCCGACGATTGCGACTAGCAACTCGGACGGCAAGTCATTTAGGCAAATGCTTTCGGAGGATCGCGGAGAACCGATTCTTCGTCGCCTCCACCAGTTCTCTACAACAATCCATTATAAATAAATATGAACAACTACGATGGAAGCTACTACGGTTTCCCCCTGAAATCCCAAGATGACAGTGAAGAAGATTGCAGGCGCACGTCATGGTCTGTGCTCGTAGACGGCGAGTGGCATGAGATCGTCTGCTGTGCGCTTGATTGGCGCGAGGCTGACGCTGCCGATGGTCTGCTCAAGATTCTGTCTCGCAGCAAGCACAGGACGGAAGAACTCGTCACGCAGGCGCTAGTCGAGGCCCAAAGCATCGCTGGTGATGAACCCAACAACAACACGATCAGGCTTATCTGCAGACTGCTGCAGGACGCGCTGAATTATAAGAAGCCAAAACAATGCGTTATTGCAAAATAGGATCCATCCCATCGCACCGATACATCATCGTGGACACCAACTTCACGCATGAGAAAACAATCGGATGGCAAGAGGCAATGTGGGTAGGCATCACGGCTATACCGGGCCGCGCTTGGGGCATCAACGTCATCTTCCGTCTCGGCGGCATGATGTATCGCAACATCCCGCCAAACGCGATTGCCTTCCAGCGCGAGCCAGCCTTCGCTTGGAACATCGATGATGCTCAGGCTTGGAATTGCTACAGCTATGACTTTGTCACGCTAGAGGATCCCGTCCTGTCTGGCATGAAGATCAAGGCCAAGACCAAGTCAGGCATCTATACTGGCGAGTATATGTTCAGCACAACGCATATGAACGATGGCTGGAGCGATGCTCCTGAGCAGGACAAGACGTTCATATGGTGCCGATTGGACAACGGGCGCATGATAATACAGCCCAATAATCGCGTTATATTTGAAGATTCGTCCTACATCATTGACGCTCAACCGATCCCAAAACTCATGCTGCAGGAGACGATTTATTCTGTAGACGAGCGCCAAAACTACCGATATGACTTCTGACGTGATCGATGATGCCTACGATGACCGCGAAATACGCTGCCTTATGGGAAGCCAGTGGGTTGTCATGGACTACTTTCACTTCGCACATATAACAAAGTTTGTGTTCCATCAGCAAAACTTGCAAAACAATCTCCCCGTTATGCCCACGTATAACACCAGCATGACGTTTAGCATTGGCCGATGATCCCTGCATTCACCAAAGTAAATCGCTACGTATTCGATCCTGACGCTTATTCATGGTCGCTGCCTAGCGGCACAACTTGCCCCGGCGCTGAGAAGTGTCTTGCCATCGCTGATCGTCGCACGGGCAAAGTATGGAACGGCCCCAAGCAGGAATTCCGCTGCTACTCCGCCGTGACTGAGCGCTATCCCTCAGTGCGTGAGCGCCTCTGGACAAACTTTGAAGCGGTCAAAGGCAAGACTCCGCATCAGGTCTGTTCAATCCTGTCTCGCGCCAAGCCCAAGAAGATGAAGCGCTGCCGCATTCACACTGCAGGAGACTTCTTCTCTCAGACATATTTCGATGGCTGGCTCCTCTTCGTCATGGAGAATCCAGACATACACTTTTGGGCATTTACCAAGTCGCTACCCTTTTGGGTCAATCGGCTAGGGCAGATCCCAAAGAACCTTGTCCTGCAGGCGTCCTGTGGCGGCAAGCATGATCACCTGATCACAATCCATAACCTGAAGTTCGCCAAGGTAGTGTGGAGTGAAGACACGGCAGATAAGCTGGGCCTCGTCATCGATACCGATGACTATTTGGCTGCTTATGGTCGCTCGCCCTTCGCGCTACTGGAGAACTTCTCCAATAAAAAACCCAAGCATGAGCCTATACGAAAACATCAACAAGCGGAAGAAAGCGGGAACATCTCGCCCGAAATCCAAGTCAACGGTGGACGCCAAGACGTTCAAAGCAATGAAGAACAAAACTGGAAAGTTCTCTGAGCGCAAACTCGTCTTCGCACCCAAGAAATCCAAATAATATGCCCAAACAACCCAAACCCAGCAAATTGATCTTCATGGTGAAGACTGCCAAGCGCAGGACTCAGCCTGAGGAATTCAAGGGCGAACTCAAGATGGAACACGAACAGTGCCATGCTTGGTATAAATACATCAGCAGCGAATTGCAGAAGATTGCAGTGCTGCTCAACACTCAGGATTGGCCCCCCGGCCACGTCTCTGGCGTGACCTACGCACCGAAACCCGCCGCCGCAGCACCAACACCCGCTGCAGTGGCTCAAGACAGCAACCCGTTTGAAGAATAAAGCACGATATGAGCAATAATAAATACATCGATCAAGAGGGTAAGTTCCTCTGCACCGTCAAACGCCCACCCAATGGATGGCTTGATGAAACGCCATCAGGGACGCCATACATTCGCATCCCGTGCATCGTTACGGAAGAAGGCGACCAGCATCGCAAAGAAATCGTCTGGCGCGGTTACCTCAGCGAGAAAGCCAAGCCCCGCACCGTTGAAGCCCTCATCAAGGCTTTCGATTGGGACGGCGATTGGGATGACCTCGACTCGTTCGCAGGGATTGAAGTCATCATCGTGACTGAAGCTGAAGAATGGAACGGCGAGCAGCGCATCAAAGCCAAGTGGCTCAATCGGCTGACCGACAAAGCCAAGCAGGAGGTTGCAGACCGCATCCTGTCCCGCATGAAGGAAGAAGACGGTCAGTATCAAACCACCGCAGCGCCTGCTAAAGCACCGTCGAAAGCTGATGCCGCGAAAGCCAAGGCCATGTCATCTAAGGCAGCGTCCAAGGATGAAGAGGAATTGGCTGACGATGACATTCCGTTCTAGGACGTAATTTGGTATGTATGGAGCAGCAGCGCCGAAACAGCAAGTGACTGCGTAAGCGCTGCTGCTTATACCAACTCAATCGAACTATAATGGACGATAAAGAACCCATCCCAACGTCAGAATTCTGCATTCACGGCAAACTCTACGGCGATTGCAACCCGTGCGACCTCGCCGCCGATCTTGCCTTCGATGAATTCTGCAAAGAACCCAAGCCCCTGATCATCGATGAAGAAGCTCAGCCCAGAACAGAACCCGACACTCCTTGATGTCCCGTCCCTGTGGCAGGAAGAATGGCAGGATATGCCTGAATTCGTCATGGAGGATCTCCGCCCATATCGCGTGATAAACGTGCGCTTCCGCAATGAGGAAGACGTGAAAGAATTCGCTCGCCGCATGGGCCAAACCATCACCCCCAAACAACGCGCACTCTGGTTCCCTGCGATGGATCATCGCCGTGCATCTCACTTGCGCTACACTCAGGAATCTCCTGAGGCAGCGCAATGAACCCGCGCTATCCGATCTACATTGTGTCAAAAGGCCGCGCTGACTCGCGCCTGACCAGCAAAGCACTGGAAGCCCTGAACGTCCCATACCACATCATCGTGGAAAAGGATGAGTATGACCTTTATGCCAGCGTAATAGATCCCGCCAAGATCCTGACGCTGCCGCCGCAATACCATGAGCAGTATGAGACGTGCGATGAGCATGGCCGCTCCAAACCGCTCGGCCCGGGGCCAGCACGGAACTTCGCATGGGACTCCGCCGCCCTCCACGGCTACCAACGCCATTGGGTCATGGACGATAACATCGCCTCGTTTAATCGCCTCAACCGTAACCTCATGGTCAAAGTCACCGATGGAGCTATCTTCGCCGCCGCTGAGGACTTCGTAGACCGCTACACCAACATCGCTATCGCTGGCTTCAACTACGATTTCTTCGCCAAGGCCAAGGAACCACTCCCCGCATTCGTCCTAAATACACGCATATACTCCTGCCTCCTCATCCACAACGCCCTGCCATATCGCTGGCGAGGACGCTACAACGAGGACACCGACCTTTCCCTCCGCGCCCTCAAGGACGGCTACGTCACTTGCCAGTTCAACGCCTTCCTGCAAGAAAAGGCCACCACCCAAACCCTCAAAGGCGGCAACACAGACGCATTCTATGCCCATGAAGGCACAGGCCCAAAATCCGAAATGCTCAAGGCCATGCACCCTGATGTCTCCGAAATCACTTGGCGCTTCAATCGACTCCACCACTACGTCGATTACAAAAGATTCAAACGCAACAAACTCAATCGCGTCCCGCACTACGCACAATTTGTTCGCACCGGCGCCGTAAACAATTATGGTATGCACCTGACAACAATCAAATGACCTTCGATGATCTCCGCAAACTCGGATACCACCAACTCCCTGATGGATCGTATTCCCGCCCAACTGCCGCCGCGCCTGCGAATAATCCTCACGGGATACCTCACACCGTCTCTCAATCAACTCTTGGGCAAACACTGGTCACACCTACTCAAAGAAAAGAAAAAGGCCGCTCTCGCGCTATCGTGTGCATTACGAGGAGATCGTGCAATGTCCTCGACTTGGACAATTTTGCAGGAGGTTGCAAACCACTCATCGACCAACTCCGCTATGCCAAACTCATCCCGAACGATGATCCGCAAAGCGTCGAACTTCAATTCGTCCAAGAAAAAGTCAAAACGCGCTTGGAAGAAGAAACCATCATCGACATCCGCACCTAAATAATAGTCGAATCACTTTCAAACACCTGTTTGATTATACCATCTGCCTAAACCCTGTCAATATTGAAGTCACAACACCATGAAGAACAAACAATTGGCAAAGCCTATCGGAAGACCATCTCTCTACTCCGAATTCATCGCCAACGCCATCTGTGAGCGCATATCTCTCGGTGAATCCCTACGCTCCATCTGCCGTGATGAAGACTTCCCTGACAAGGTCACCGTCCTCCGTTGGCTTAAAAAGCACCCAGAGTTTCGCACCCAATACGCACAGGCGCGAGACGAGCAGGCCGACACATACTTCGATATGATCTTCGATGAAGCCTTCTCCGCCCATGACGCACAGATCGGAAGGCTCAGGGTTGATGCCCTCAAATGGATTTCCAGCAAGCTCGCACCGAAACGCTACGGTGATCGGATTGAGCATGAGCATACAGGCGAGCAGAAGCTGACGCTAACCTTCAATACGCCATCCCGCGACGAGCATCCTGAGTTAGTGGATGCGGAAGTCATCGATGGCGAATATGCGCTTATAAAGGAGGATAATGACAAAGCTGAAGCTAGTCAGGAATGACGGCAGGCTTGAGATCCACACTGACTTTGGCATCGTCGGCAACAGGCTGACCCGTGGAGAGCCGCTACCCCGCTACGAATCCAGCTATCCCGACACCCCAGACGGCTTTGCTCAGGCCAGCGCCGACATGGCTGAAATTGAGAAATACATCAGGAAACACAATGAGCGCAAAACCAAGCACTTACGCAGGAAATAGCTCCATAACTAAATACAAGATAAGTAATGTATAGTGGAATGGAATCATCTATCAATAAAGCCCCATATGAATAAAGCCATGAATACCAAGAAGAAACGAACCATCACTGAGAAAAGTAAACGTAACCCTTGTGGGGAGGGAAGCGCCCTTGGTGCTGGTTCACCCCCAGAGATAGCCAAGCTCCAGAACGCCCTAGAGCGCTGTGCCGACAGGGAACTGGCCCTGACACTGGAAGTCTATGACCTGAAGCTCAGGCTCAAGGATGCGATGACTTGCTGCAGGACGTTCTTCCACGTAGCAGGCAAATGCGCTGAGGACGGCTGGCTGCAGTTTGAGAAGGCAGCGATCCTCTACCAGCGCCTTCTGGAGAAGGAAGAGCGGCCATGAGCGATACGCTTAGAAACTACGAGAGTGACACGCCCGAAACCTGTGAAGCCGTCGAACGCTGGCAGCAGGGGAAGATTAATATTTTCGATGAGATGGCGCGGATGGAACGCGAACGCGACCAATGGCGCGAGTGCGCGGAGAGGTTAATCGACTACGCGCACGAATCTCTCGCCGAGCTTGGCACTTGGGGAAATGGCTACGAACGCTATGAGAGGCAAATGGAGCAAATCCGAGCAGACATTGCCGAGTTTGATCGGCTGAAGGGAGAGAGCAAATGAGCATGACGCCTGAGACAGACGTGATGCGGAAGAACCTCGTAGGCTCGCCCGTTGGACGCCAGATCATCCGCATGACTGAACACGCTGAGCGCATGGAGCAGCAACGCAATGATGTCTTCAACGATCTTAGGGAAGCCAAGCGCCTGCTGGAATGGCATACGCGCAAGACTCAGGCCGCAGTTGATGCTTTCATCGCTGTGAAGAAGGAGCTAGACGAACTAAAAGCACAGAGCCACTACGATGACGTGATGGCAATGCAACCACTCAAATGAAGCTATTATTGCCGCTTATGATCATGCTGACATCCTGCGTCAGCACACCGAAGAACCCTGAGGCTTGGATGGAGAAGGAGATCAACGCCTGCCTGCCGACAGCAATCGCCTTCCGCGAAGGGCTGAGGAAATACAACGTCTGGAGCGAAGTGCTGATCACAACGTGGAACGATCCGAAGCCGCGAGGCCATGCGTTCTGCGTCTATCTGTATCCGTCAGGGCAGAACCAGCTTTGGAGCTATGACAATTGGGGCAGCTACAGGACGCGAGCCTACACGAACAATCCGACACAGGTTGCGGAGCAGTCGCTGAGAGCAAGGGCCATCTACCATCCGCCAACGTCAGCATATTACGTCAAATGAGCAAGCAGCATCCCAAGCCGACAGTGGCACAGATGGCGAAGAACTTCTTCAAGTCTGCCGCTGTGTTCGTCGCTGCAGGGATGCCTCGCGCCTCAGTGGCGGACATAGAGAAGCGCTTGGACTTCTGCCGCTACTGTGAGCACTACGATCAGACAGGCTATGGCGGCATGGGCAGATGTCTCGTCTGTGGCTGCAACATGGAGATCAAGAGCGCGATGGCTACGGAATACTGTCCGCTTGGCAAGTGGTGGAAGGTGAGCGCGAACAAAGAGGAGAAGCATGAGAAGTAAGCTGATCAGGATGCGAGGCCCGACAATAACGCCCATTATGTTCCTGCTGGGAATAGTGGCCTGTTGTGCGTTGATGGCGCTGACAGCTAGGGTTGCGGACAAGTGGCACCAATCGAAACAAACGAAACAGAGCAATATAGACCTGAGCCTATGTCCTATGTGTGGTCAGCCTGTGCGGCAATGATAGCGCTGGCACTGATAGGATGCACAGGAACGCGACCTGAGGCAGCGTATGATGACAAGGCAAGGATGCTGTGGCTTGGGATTCGGGTGGAAATGTAAACCAAACGAGCGTTCAGTATACACAACGGAAGTTATGTTAAACGGAGTAGCGGAAAACTTTAACAGGTGAAACTCTTAATAAAGGATCATATGACGTGCAGGACTAAGAAGCAGCTTCTGAAGAAGCTAGGAGAACTGATGGACGTGGATGAGCCGATCATCTTGGCTGACGGCTTTGAAGAGGCTTTCGTCGGAGTGGCGAGGCAATTCAACAAGCCGATTGCGATCTACCATCGCGACAAGTGCATAAAGATACTTATGCGTCAGGGGATGAGCGAGGATGAGGCTGAGGAGTTCTTCAGCTTCAACATCGAAGGATGTTACTCAGGAGAACAAACGCCTGCTTATTTGGATTGGATACTGGAGCCAGTGTTGCTGCATGGAAAGAACTAAGATCAGGAAGAGCCTTAACATGGCGCTGGCGCTGGCGAACGAGATTCGTGCAGAGGCTGAGCGCGATGAATATAAGGGCATATTGTATGCGGCAGCGCATATTCTGAAGAAGGCGGCGGTTGGCGGAACGATGCCGAAGGCGATTGATGAGGACATGGCGAAGTCGATAGTGCTGCAGTATGTGCAGGACTTATTGGACAAAGATCAGTTTGAGGCGGCGGCGACGATCCTGTGGGGGAACACGGTTTACGATTGGCGTCCGATGTCGGCACGGGATACGTGGAGATGCCTGTTTGAGCATGACAAACTGCTGATTCAGGGGGCGGGAGCGATGGGCAAGACGTTCAATGCGGCGGCATGGTTCCTATTGGATTGGATGCGTGATCCTTATTATACGTGTATTAAAGTGGTTTCGCTGACGGAGGCTCACGCACAGCGGAACGTATTTGCGGCGATTAAGACATTTTATAGGACGGCGCTGGTGAAGCCAGAGTATGAGGGCGGCGAGGAACTGGTGAAGTCGATTCAGGCGAACGACGATGACAAGAATGGGATCCACTTGGTTGCAGTGCCGAAGGGCGATAGCGGAACGGGAACGCTGAGAGGATTCCATCCAGCGCCAAGGGCAGGGAAGCCGCATCCGAAATGGGGGCTTATGAGCCGAACCCATGTAGTGCTGGACGAGGCGGAGGAAGTTCCCGCTGGCGTATGGGAAGGATTGCAGAACATCTTGTCGGCGGCGGACACTGACGGCGCAAAAGGACGCATTAAGATTTTCGGAGCGTCGAACCCGAAGGACAGGACGAGTGAATTCGGGAAACGGTGCGAGCCTGAGCGCGGGTGGATGAGCGTGGATTGTGAGGAGGACTTTGAGTGGAAAAGCAGGGACGGGTGGCACGTATTGAGGCTGGATGCGGCACGGTGCGAGAACGTGACGCAGAGGCGGACTGTGTTCCCCGGCTTCCAGACCTACGAGGGCTACATGGCCTACGAGGCGCGAGGCAAGACGGCGGAATACTACACGATGGCGCGAGGCTTCTTCCCGCAGGAGGGCATCAGCATGGCGATCATAACGCCTGCTATGATGGACAATTCCATTGGGAACGTGCGGTTCATTGGGCCAGTGGTGCCGCTGGCGGCATTTGACTTGGCCTTGGAGGGAAACGATCAGGTGCTGTGCTCGCACGGGCGATTCGGGCTGTGCGATGGGTGGACGCCTAGGGATGGGAAGTTCATTGAGTTCAAGAAGCCGAAGATTGTCCTCCAGTTGGATGGGCAGATCAGCTTCCCGAAGAAGGCGACACTTGAGCAGACAACGGCGATCATCAAGTTCTGCAAGCAGATGCGGATCGGGCCGAACTGGCTTTGCGTGGATCGGACGGGCAACGGCGCTGGTATCCACGATTCTTTATGTAGCCTTTTTGGATCGGAAGTCATGGGGGTGAATTATAGCTGGGCGGCGACAGAAACCCGTATACTTGGCGACGATAGCCAGAAGGCGAACGAGTTATACAGCGGAGTGGTGACCGAACTGATTTTCGGGCTGGCGAAGTATCTGGAGTTTGAGTTCCTGAAGATTGCGCCGAGTTTCAGGAACGAGGACGTAGTCAAGC